TTTGGTGAAGGCAACGAATTTGCTCAAGCAGTGAACAAAGCCAAAGCGGCTGGTATGAAACCAGGAGACAAGTTTGAAGTGGGTGGTAAAGAATACACTCTTAAAGATGCCATCGAACAGGCAGGATTACAGTTGGAAGAATTCTTTTCAGAGGCAGAATATGCAGAGCCAAGCCAAGAGCATTACAAAAAAGCGTTGGCGGCAGGATTCAAGGGCAGTTACGAAGACTACAAAAAAGAATATGCCAGTTTCCCAGAAGAGTTTCCAAAGAACGAAGCATCCAAACCAGACTTCCTGGACATGGACAAGGATGGCGACAAGACAGAGCCAATGAAATCTGCGGCTAAAGATGCCAAAAAAGAATCTACAGAGTTAGACTCGATCATTAAATTAGCAGGCATCTAATTACCAAAATAATATAATATTTCACTAGACACAAGATAAATAAGTGTGTATATTATTCTTTATGTCTAATATACATTTAGGCAAAACAAAAACAAACATAGGCAAACAAGGAGGCTTACATTATGGCTACATTGGCTGAAATAAGAGCGAAGTTAAAAGATCAAGAAGTGAATCGCTCCACTTCCAACACAGGCGGAGACAACGCCATCTATCCACATTGGAACATACAGGAAGGACAAGAAGCAGTAGTACGTTTCTTACCCGACAAAGACACTAATAACACTTTCTTCTGGACAGAGAGAGCAATGATCAAATTGCCTTTCAACGGTATTAAAGGTCAAGCAGACTCAAGACCTGTACAGGTACAGGTTCCATGCATGGAAATGTATGGGAAGACTTGTCCGGTACTTACTGAAGTGAGACCATGGTTCAAAGACAAATCCATGGAAGACATGGGTAGAAAATACTGGAAAAAGAAATCTTACATATTCCAAGGTTTTGTTATTCAAAATCCATTAGCAGAAGAAACAACACCTGAGAATCCAATTAGAAGATTCATTATTGGACCTCAAATCTTCAACATCATTAGATCGGCATTACTGGATCCAGAAATGGAAGAACTACCAACTGATTCTGTGAGGGGTGTGGATTTCAGGATAACCAAAACTTCCAAAGGTGGTTATGCTGACTATTCAACTTCTAAATGGTCGAGAAGAGAAAGAGCATTAGATGAAGCAGAGAGATCAGCAATTGATAAATTCGGATTGCATAATCTATCTGACTTTAGACCAAAAGAACCAACTGATGCAGAAGTTAAAATAATCAAAGAATTATTTGAACAATCTGTTAACGGTGAAGCATACGATCTAGAAAAATACGGTCAATACTATAGACCAGCGGGCGTATCTGCACCTCAGAAGAGTTCTGCAACTGTGGAAACTTCAACACCGGCACCGGCAGAGGCTATTAAGGAAGAACCAAAAGCAGAAACGGCTCCGGCTCAACAAGCACAACCCACAGGTGATAGTGCTAAAAGAGCAGAAGATATCTTGAAACTTATTAGATCAAGACAAGCAAAGTAAACCCTTAACTTACCAAGTGGCTATACTATTGACAGTATAGCCACAAAGTAGTATTATAATAATATGACTAAACCATTTGACATAACAAAATTTAGAAAAAGTATAACAAAATCAATACAAGGATTAGGATTGGGATTTAATGATCCCACCGATTGGATTTCCACGGGCAACTATGCACTGAATTATCTCATCTCTGGAGATTTTAATAAAGGAATTCCATTAGGCAAAGTATCTGTATTAGCAGGAGAATCTGGCGCGGGCAAATCCTACATCGCTTCAGGCAACATCATCAAGAATGCACAGGCACAGGGTATCTATGTGATACTTGTGGACACGGAGAATGCACTAGACGAAAGTTGGTTGCAGGCATTAGGTGTTGATACATCCGAAGAAAAATTGTTGAAACTAAGTTTATCCATGGTGGACGATGTAGCAAAAACTATTTCAGAATTTATGAAAGGCTACAAAGAAGAACACGCCGATAACAGAGAAAATGCTCCAAAAATTCTTTTTGTGATAGACTCCTTGGGTATGTTGTTGACTCCAACAGATGTCAATCAGTTTGAAGCGGGAGAAATGAAAGGTGACCTAGGAAGAAAACCCAAGGCACTGACAGCACTGGTGCGTAACTGTGTGAATATGTTTGGATCCTATAACGTGGGATTGATAGCAACCAATCACACATATGCTTCGCAGGATATGTTTGATCCCGATGATAAAATATCAGGTGGTCAGGGATTTATCTATGCGTCATCTATTGTAATAGCAATGAAAAAATTAAAGTTGAAAGAAGACGATGAAGGTAACAAAATATCCGAAGTTCGAGGTATTAGAGCGGCTTGTAAAGTTATGAAGACTCGATATGCTAAACCATTCGAAAGCGTACAGGTAAAAATTCCATACGACACAGGAATGGATACATACTCGGGATTGGTAGATCTTTTTGAGAAAAAAGGATTACTAACAAAACAAGGAAATAAACTAGCATATACAGGTTCTGACAAAAATACTATCTCAGAATTTAGAAAAAACTGGACAGGAGATAAATTAGATATTATTATGAAAGATTTTCATAATATATCAACACCGGAAATAAAGGAACCAGAAACAGATGGAGAATCAGATGACGCATGATCAAATTGAAGAAATTTGGACTTCTGTAAGTAACTATCTTCCAGAAAGAGTTAAATTAGATTGTGCAGTAGATTATGTCAAAACATTATTGGATATTGGCATAGAAACAAAAGTATTAAAGGCCGCTGGCGAACACGATGATCGATTAGAACAAGCAGTTAATATTGTCCTAGAAGACGAGGAAGAAGAGGAAGAAGAAGAAGGCTATTACGAGGAATAATGACTTGGTATACAGAAGTAAGCAAAGAAGTTGGCAAGATTCCAGAATGTATACAACATTTTTATAAAGAATTGGAAGAAGCAAAAAAAGAAGTACGTATATATGGCAGTCTTGAAAAAGCATCGGCGGCTATGCCGGGTGTGGTGGAACACAGATTTAATCAATTACAAGAATTAGAAGCCATTCTAGAATATCTTAACATTGAAAAAAGGCGTATAAGATCTAAAACATTTAAAAAATATTTAGAAAACTATCAACGGGCATTAAGTTCTAGAGATGTAGAAAAATATGTTGACGGAGAACCAGATGTTATAGATATGGAAAAAATTGTGTTAGAATTTGCATTACTTAGAAATAAATGGCTTGGCATCATTAAGGGTCTTGATCAGAAACAATGGCAGATCACCAACATTGTAAAACTGAGAGTGGCAGGTATGGAAGATGCCGCTATCAAATAAAACTTGGACGTTTCCGTCTAAAGACGACGACCTTTTGCCGTACATGATAAACGGTTCATATCAAGATCTACACAGGAAAAAAATACTTAATTTTTTGAAAGAAAATAACTGCAGGTTTAGAAATTGTCTAGACATAGGAGCACACGTTGGAATTTGGAGCAACGACTTCACAAAAGTTTTTGAACACGTTCATGCTTTTGAACCAATAGAGGATTTGCGAATTTGTTTCAAGCAAAACATTCAAGAAAAAAACTACACTCTGCATCCTTTTGGACTAGGTAATTCTACAAAGAGAATTACTTTCCAGTACGAGCCTGAAAAAAGTAAAAACACTCAAGTCAACGAAAAGGGAAACTACCCGGCGGAAATAAAACGATTAGATGACTTAGGACTAAAGGATATAGACTACATCAAACTGGATGCCGAAGGTTACGAGTTAGAAATACTCAAAGGGGCGGTAAAACTCCTAGAAGATCAATCGCCATTTGTACACTTAGAAATCAAGAACAGACAATTAGAGAAGTTTTCTCTTTCAAAGAAAAATATCCACAAATTTATGAACAACGAAGGTTACAAACTTAAACTAAAATTTATAAATGAATATGTTTTCTCAAAACAATGATCAGTAAAAATAGAATCATACTCACAGACGTGGACGGCGTTCTCCTAGAATGGGAGAAGCATTTCGCTGATTGGATGCTTACAAAAGGTTACCGACAAAAAGTGGGCAAAGAAAAAGTTTATTCTATGGACAAGAGATACGGTCTAACAAAAAAGAAAAAAGAAGACCTAATTAAAGAATTTAATAATTCGGCATGGATGGGAACTCAATCACCCATGCCCGAATCCCAGACATGGGTAAAACTATTACACGCAGAGGGATGGACATTTATTCCAATTACATCACAAACTACTGATATACCAGCACAAGAACTTAGAAAAAGAAGATTAAAAGAATTATTTGGAGGCACAGTATTTGAAAACTTTATTATATTAGACACCGGTGCTCATAAAGATGACGCATTGGCCGAGTTCCATGGCACAGGGCTTTGGTGGATCGAAGACAAATGGTCAAATGCTAAAAAAGGTCTCGAGTTTGGATTGAGATCTTTGATTTATAATCATACCTACAATAAAAAATTTTATGATAAAAGTATCACCAGAGTAAATAATTGGAAACATATCTATCAACTAGTAAATGCGAGAAAAAAAACATGAAAAAAATATTAATAATGGGTTTACCGGGTTCTGGTAAATCATATCTAGCAGGAATATTAGCACCTATTATAAATGCTGTATGGTTGAATGCAGATAGGGTACGACAAGAAGCCAACGATTGGGATTTTTCTCTCGAAGGTAGACAGCGACAGGCCAATAGAATGAAAACACTGGCACAAAAAGCACTCGACGAAGGCAAACATGTAATTGCAGATTTTGTTTGTCCTACGGCAAAAACTCGAGAAGATTTTGGGGCAGATTATACAGTATGGATGGACACAATCAAAGAAGGAAGATTTGAGGATACCAATAAAATGTTTGTACCGCCCGAGGACTTTGATTTTAGAGTGCCCACGCAAAATGCCGAACTTTGGGCAATAAGAATTTCAAATGATATACAAGAATATGTTTGGGATAATAGAAAACCCACAGCACAGATGCTGGGTAGATGGCAACCATGGCACGAAGGTCATCAAGCACTGTTCGAAGAAATTATTAAAAAAACAGGTCAGGTCAACATTCAAGTTAGAGATGTACAAGGGGTTGGGGATAATCCTTTCGATTTTGAAACTGTTAAACAAAACATTAACAAAGCATTAGAAAAAGATTATAAAGGAAGATATAAAATTACTTTAGTACCAAACATAACAAATATCTGTTATGGTCGAGGAGTAGGCTACAAAATTGAAAATATTGTGTTATCTGATAACATACAAAAAATATCAGCTACCGATATTAGAAAGAAAATGCGAGAAGAAGGCAAATTATAATGCCTAAAAATAATTACTTTCCAATAAAAACAAAGACAGCCTGTCCACTTAAATGGAATTGGTCTACAATTATTTTAACCGAAGGAACTACTAGTAGTTGTCATAGATGTCTCAAGGTTCCCTTAGACAAGGATAATTTTGATTCGTTTCATAATTTACCACATAAAATAAAAGAACGAAAAATAATGTTACAAGGTAAATGGCCTACAACAGAAAATGGAGGTTCCGGTCATTGTAATTATTGTAAGGATATTGAAGAAAGTGGAGGTATGAGTGATAGATTACATCATTTAGAAATTCCAAATTTAGTACCCGAAGAATTAGAAACAAAGATCGATTCAACAGAAGTTACACCTAAAATATTAGAGATTTTTATGAATAAAACTTGTAATCTAAAATGCACTTACTGTAATACCAGAAATAGTTCTTTATGGACAGCAGAATCTAAAAAATTTGGACCACTTGTTGATATTAACGGAAATGAGTTTTCTGGATATCAACCAAAAGATAACGTAAAAGAACATAAAAAATTATTTAAAAAAAGTTTAGATTGGATTGTTAATAATGGACATAAGTTAAAACGTCTACATCTCCTAGGGGGTGAAACATTTTATCAGAACGAATTACAAGAAATGTTAGACACTCTTAGCAAAATTAAAAATCCTCAATTAGAGTTAAACATTGTCTCAAATTTAATGGTAAAAAAAAGTACATATATAAATTATATTAATCAAATCAAACAACTATGCATCAAAAGAAATATCGGTCGATTTGATTTAACTTGTAGCATCGACGGATGGGGAGAAGCGGTGCAATATGCAAGATTTGGATTAAAATTAGATCACTGGTTAGATTTATTTGAATATACCGTAAATGAAAAATGGATTTTTTTAAATATTAATCAGGTACTCACAAGTTTAACAATAAAATCTACTACAGAACTTTTAGAAATACTAAAAAAATATAGAAAAGCAAGAACTATAAATCATGAGATTACATTAGTAGATGGTAGAGAATGGATGCATCCTAAAATATTCGGAAAGTCTTTTTGGAAAGATGATATTGAAAAAATTTTAAAATTTATGCCCGAAGATAATGAAAGTAATAAAAGAGCTAAACTTTATATGTCCGGTATACTTAATTCTTTTCCAGAAACAAAAAATAAAGAACAAATTCAAAATTTAAAACATTTTTTAGATCAGTTAGATAAAAGACGTAAAACAAATTGGCGTCACGTCTTTCCTTACTTAGATATATAGTAGTAATATGACTATACCAGTATACGTAGGATATGACTCTCGAGAAGACATAGCATATCAGGTGTGCAAACACTCTATTATCAGGAGAGAACCGGGTGCAACAGTCAAGCCACTTAAACAAAAAGAAATGAGAGAGCACGGATTGTACACAAGAGAAATAGATAAACTGGCCACAACAGAATTCACATTTACAAGATTCTTTGTTCCGTATCTGCAAAATTATCAAGGATGGGCGGTATTTTGTGATTGCGATTTTCTATGGACAGTGCCCACCACAGATCTCAAACAGTTTTGTGACCCAAACAAGGCCGTGGTTGTGGTACAACATGATTACACTCCCAAGGAAGGAATGAAGATGGACGGACAGAAACAAACTGTATATCCAAGAAAAAACTGGTCATCAATGATATTATGGAATTGCTCACATCCGGCAAATAAAATACTAACACCCGAAATACTTAATAATGAGTCCGGAGCGTTCATGCATAGATTCCAATGGCTGGCCGATTCCGAAATTGGGTCTTTGCCTCATCATTATAATTGGCTTGTAGGATGGTATAAAGAACCACAAGATGGCAAACCCAAAATATATCACTGGACGGAGGGTGGTCCTTGGTTCGTGGACAACTACTTCGAATGCGAATATGCAGATCTTTGGAAGAAAGAAGTTATTAATCTTTTTTCTAAATGATAGAAAAAATTAATCATAATCATTTATTATTAAACCCAAAGCATATCTATGTTAGACACATTATTGACCAAAAGGTATATGATGTACTATATGAAAATTGGAATAATTTAAAACATTTTAGATGGAAAAACTTTATTGAAAATTATAACTTAAATTTAAAATTTTATAACGATTTACATGAAATCAATGACGATCATCAACAAAGGTACAAGGGTTTTTGGTTTTTTAAAGATCGTATTGACAAACGTAAAACAAAAATTATCATTAGCGATAAGAAAGAATATCAATATTGGCCTAATGTTCTATTAATTGTCGAAAATAACACCAAGGTTCAATTTACTAGTGATAAAATAGATACAAATATGTTTAAGCCTTGCATAACTATTAAATTTACAGACAGCCAATTGAAACTGTTAGATAATTTTTTTAGAATATAACACATCCACCTGTTTTGGTTCACAAACGTGTTCTGCAATGATTTTATGATAGGTAAAACCAATGGTCTTCATGTAATTTGTCATTTCCTCTAAGCTGGGTAAGTCATTGACTTTTTTTATATTAACTTCATTAAGTATGTAATCTGCTTTCTTAAAAATGTCTTCACTACCTTTCATTATCAACAGCTCACTGCCTTGGACATCTTGTTTAATAAAATCATATCGTTGATTTCCTACAACAGATTCTAAAGTTACCATTTGACGTTTATCTATTTTTTTGTTGTTTGAGGGAAAAATACTAGCGCCTTTGGTATATCCAACTTTGTTTATGTATACGTCAACTTCGCGATGTTTGTCTCCTAATAATGCTATGTGATATTCGTTAGATATATTTTTTAAAAACTGTTCATGTTTAGGCCCTGCTTCGATGCAGGTATAATAGGAGTCTGGCCAAAAAGTTTTACAGTTTTTTGTCCAAAAACCATTCCAAGCACCCAGATCTAATATTCGTTTTGGAGTATATCCTTTATCGGCAAGATTTGTTTTTAGCCAGTTGTATTGCTCTTCCATTATAATAATCTAATATTTTTTAGTATTGATACAGCAGTGCCATTGTCATACTCCTCTGGTGTAAATTGTTGATAACAAAGGCTGTTAAACCATTCTGTGGGATCAACCCATTTGGGATTTTCAATAAATCTCAAATCTGTATTTGCTATAGGTTCTGCAAAACTTTTTGTATGACAGAACACAGGAACACCTTGTGCTATTGCCTCCACAGCACTGATAGAACAACTAGTCACACAGGCCCAGGCATCTTTGAGCTGTTCTTCGATAGGAACGTCTGCCACTGCTGGACCACTGGTTCCGTTTTTTCTGGGTTTGTCTCTCCATACAACAGGTCTATCTGTGTAGTCTTGTATCTCACCGGTAATGTGTACGTGCCAATCATTCCAGTCGATATAATTCTGTATTGTGTAACTGCTGGGACAAACTAAAATATGTTTGCCTGATTTTTTTCTTTCTTTTATGTTGATATTAAATTTTTTAAATCTATCCGATGGACAATCTTTGATCAAAGGTACGTGAATATTATTTTTAGCAATACGCCAATAGTGATTGTCTGATTTCAAATTACGATTATCAAATCTTCCAAAGTATGGAGTATCTGTAAACCAATAATTCAACGACTGCTGTTCTATTTTTTTTACTAGATCTAAATTTCGATTCACAAATCCCCAGAACATAGAGTCAGCGGGTGGCTGTTCGTTGACTGCGTTATTCCTTATTTCTACTTCACTGGGCCAGGTTTTTTCTATGCCTCTAAACACTTCCCAACACTTGCTTTTTGGATTATTCTGCGGTGCGTAAATTGTTAACATCTATAAATTCAATCAACTGCTCTGCCCACTGTTTGTGCCCATCTGTGCTTGGATGTGGATCTTGTGGACTCACAATTTGGTTATTTTTAATTATGTAATTGTAGTGAGAATCATTTATGTTGAAGTATCTTCTTGTGTTTATTCTGCCCAATAAAGCGTTCAAATCTCCCGTATTTTTAACGATATCAATGGGCAACGAGTTATACATCACATAAGGAATATCATGATTTTCAAAGTAGTTTTGTAGATCTAACACGTGATTCAACCATCGCATTGTGCCTGTTTGTTCTATGTCCCAGCCCGGCTGAGCATCTATAAATCTCAATTGTTCTCCAATTTTCCAAGTGCGCCAAGTAAGTTCTGTTCCAGATATTCTACCTTTTTTCCATCCGTCGTTGGTCACGTAATCCATTCTGTGTGTGCTTGAAAATCCTATAACAGCAAAAACATTTTCTTTGGAGTTGGTTTCAAACCAGTGTTTGGTTGTAAAACATAATCTGTCGTTGCCTCGACCCCCCATGGCAAGATTGTGTAATTCCATACCATAGTGTTCAGCAATAATTTTAGAAGTAAATGTATCAACACCGTCTTTTGGACGAGTGGTAAGAAAACTGCAACCATTAGAAAAGAGTTTGAACATGACTATATTTTATAGTATAATTAACTGAATTACAATGATTGTTAAACCTATTTCTGACATAAATTTTTTTCTAGAAAAGTTTGGGCATACAGATCCACGTTCTGGTTATGTTGTGCGTTGGCACGAAAAACAACAACAAGATACATTTTTCTCCCCGTATACTTTTGTTGGTAATTTTTACAACTGCACTGTACATAGTACACCGCCTCTATTAATAACAGAAGAAAAACAAATGGTCACAGACCACGTGTGGCCACTACTTTGGCAAGTTAAACACAAACCACAAAAAACACACTCGTTGTGGAGAGAATGGGGAAATAATATAAATTTAAATATTCCAACTGTTTCTAAAAATTTTAATGACGAAAATACTTACATCTGGATGCCCATTGACGAGCAGTCTTGTAATAATCCTTGGCACGTGTGGATAGATATAATTTCTAAGTTGAGATTGATATCTCTCAAAAGAGAAAAACATATATTAGATTATGTTTACATATTTCCTTGTATTGGAGAATATTTAACAAATGTATTAAAAGAAATTTATCCTAAGATGAAATATTATGTTATGCCAAAAAATTGTTCATGGCAATTTAAAAATTTATTAGTACCAAGCATGTCAAATCATCTCGACGGAGAAACACAACCGGAATCTATTAATTGGTTGCGAGATCAGAAAAAAAATTCTATAGAAGAATGTGGACCTTCTAAAAAAATTGTTATTACAAGATCGGACGCATCAAGTCGCCGACTTTCAAACCAACAGGAGTTACTTTTGGCGTTGGTAGGGTTCGAACCAATTGAGTTATCTAAACACACAATAAAACAACAAATGCAGATATGTCATGAGGCCACACATATAGTTTCAACACACGGTGCAGGACTGGTTAATTTATTATGGGCACAATCGGGCACAAAAGTGGTCGAAATAACACATGATTTATACAATAAAAAAGTTTATCCAATCCTCAGTTATCATTGTGGTCATAATCATAAAATATTAATAGGAGAAAAAGTTGATTTACATCATGAAAAAAAAATATCCGGAATAAAGAAAAAAAATGACGGAAACATAAAGATAAACATAAATGAGGTGCTGAAATTATTATGACAAATTATCTAAGTACTACAAACAGACAAGTAACAGAAAAATATATTGAATTTTTTAAAAAAGGTATTCCAAATTCTCAAATAGAAAATTACGAAACAATATTAAAGAAAAAAGATATATCATCTATAACATTTTTTGGAATATTAAGAGGAACCAACATACTTTACGAGTATTGTATTAATAATAATATTCCTTTCTATTACATGGATAGACCTTATTGGGGGGAGAGTAGAATGGATCCTTTTTGGTTAAGAATAGTTAAAAACGGCCATGTTAAAAATGTCATCGATCAACGATTCGAAGATAGATTTAAAAGCACATGTTCGTGGAATATAGATCCTTATCATAAAAATGGTAAAAAAATATTAATTTGTCCGCCCACCGAATCGATTAGTGTTTTTTTCAAATGTGAAGATTGGTTGAAAAAAACTTTAACCAAATTAAAACAACACACGGATAAAGAAATGATTATAAGAGACAAACCGTATAATCCATCGGCAATGATCGACGAAAACGGAATAATACGTACAGGAAAAAACACCACCACAATCGATAAAGAAAAAATAAACTGGAGAGAAATACACGCCGTGGTGACTTTTAATAGTTCAATTACACTTAAAGCACTTGCCAATGGAGTTCCGGTATTTTGTGATAAAAATAATTGTGCTTTTCCTATCGCAGAGAACGATTTTTCAAAAATTGAAACCCCTCGATACGAAGATCCCAGACCTTTATTTTATAGTTTGTCATATGGACAATTTAATAAAACAGAAATGGAAAACGGATTTGCATGGAGTATATTAAATGGACGTTGAAATATTTAGAAGAACAGTAAAAGATAGAAAAAGGGGAGCCAGTTGGAAATTATTAGAAGACATGGGGAGAGGTATACGTGCTTGTGGAGACAACCCCATTTTTATAAACAAAGATAAAGAAGGTCCTACGGAACAAGGAGAAATGACTCCAACAACTCCTATTTCCTGTATGTTTGGGTATGGTGGAACAAATCAAAGGCATCACACGAAAGGTAGGAGATTAGAACTTGTTGAAAATGCCAAGTCCAGGGGTTCTTACGTTATAACTTTCGATGGGGGGGTTCTTTCAAGTTTTGGAAATACAATAACCCACCCCCAGCATCACTGGAGGGTAAGTCTTTATTCACCCATGAACAATGGAGATTTTTTATCAGATAACTCCCCACCAGATCGTTGGAATATGATGTGTAAACTTTGGAATATAAAGTATCAACCATGGAGAAAGTCAAATAAAGAAGATCCAATTGTTTTTGTGCTTCAACCAGCAGACAACTGGTCTATGAACGAATTAGATCCCATTGAATGGTTTAAATCGGTATATGATAAAATTAGACCATTGACGGACCGACCCTTTATTGCGAGACCTCATCCAAATCACATGGCACAAATGGAAAAAAGAAAATCGGAATTTCCTTCGGACGTTAATTTAGTTATAGGTCCCACTATATTCTCCGGAGACAACAAGAAATTTTATAGATTTAATTTTCAAGACATGATCAGTAATGCCCACGCTGTAATTACACATAATTCGACTGCAAGTGTAGATAGTTGTATAAGAGGTATTCCAACTTTTTGTACATCGGATCTTGCACTTTGTTGGCCCGTAGCAAATAATGATTTAACTAAAATTGAATCACCCGAGATTCCAGACAGAACTCAATGGGTTTACGACTTAGGTTACAAAATGTGGAGTACGGAAGAAATTAAAAATGGGACTGTGTTTAAAAGATTTAAAAAAAAATTAGGATTGTAATGAAATATCAAAGGTTTAAAATAATTAAAGAAGAATTACAAAATTGTTCATCTTTAATATTAAGTTTTCCTAGAAGTGGCAGAACCTGGATGAGGTTTGTTTTAGGACATTATATTGAACGATATTATAATGTTCCATTTACAAAATTTCTAGAAAGACCAAGAGGAAATGGTGCTCCACAAATTAGTATGAGACACGATTTCATGAGCACAACCGGTCATATTCCATGGAGTGACTATTTTGAAATACAAAAAAATAAAAAATTTATTTTTACTAATGAAATCAAAAATAAAAAAATTGTGTATCTTTTTAGAAACCCTTTGGATGTATTGTTTTCCTATTGGCCTTATCTGCAGAGCATACCATACGATAATTTTAAATGTAAAAATTATGATAACATCGTTGAGTTTGCAAAGGACCCAGATTGGGGATTGCAAATAATTATAAATTTTATGAACGAAATGATATTACATTTTAATAATCATCGGTCGCCAAAATTAGCAATAACATACGAAGCAATGAAAAATGACGAAAACACTTGGAAAAAATTAATAGAGTTTACTTGTAAAAACTTTGATCAGAAAGCCTACGAGTATGCAAAAAGTTTAACTAGTTTTCAAAAAATGCAAAAGAAGAACGATTCTTCCAAACCAAAAAATCTTCATTTTTATCGTAAAGGTGGTAGTAATTATATTAGCGAACTGCCAACATATCAGCAGGAATTACTTAATAATTGGCCGGGACTAAAAGAGTTAACTGTAAAAATAAAAAACTTAAATATAGATATACAAAAATGAAAATCAAAATTGTAACATCATATAAACCGGGTACCTGGAGCAAATATGCTGAAAAATGTGTACGTAGCGTGATAGAAAATTGGCCCGATGGTATAGCGGTCAATGTATATCACGAAGGTCCGCAGGAAGAAACTAAAAATTTTATGTCTCCTAGATTGAAATGGATTGATCTCCATGAGGTACAGCCAGAACTAGTTAAATTTAAACAACGTCATAAGAACGATCCTGTGGCCAACGGAGAATTACAACAAATCCCAAACGGTGTCAGACGGTTGCCAGAAGCAGGAGGCATGGACCGAGGCAAGGGGTCTTATTTGTGGGACTCTGTCAGATTTTCAAACAAAGTTTTTTGTGTCACACACGCCATTAAAGAATCTATCAAAAAAGAATACGATTACATAATATGGCTAGACGCCGACACATACACATTTAGACCAATGCCAAGAAATTTTTTAGAATCTCTTTTACCAGATACTACTATGTTAACTTATCTGGGAAGAGAAAATCCTAATTTAAAAGATGGTGGAAAATATCCGGAATGTGGGTTTGTGGGGTATAATCTGCGACACTGGGACATACAAAATTTTGCACGTGATTGGGAGCAACTATACATCACCGACAAGGTGTTTAATCTTTTAGAATGGCATGATTCATATGTTTTTTGGCATTTGTCAAAATGGTACAGGCGATACAAAAACATAAAAGTGAATGATATCGGTTACTGGAAAGGAGTCAAAGGTCATCATGTTTTTGTTAATTCAGAACTGGGATTGTATATTGATCATATGAAAGGTAAAAGAAAAAAAATAGGTAGTAGTGCTAAAAATGATTTTCGACCACAGCAATTAGATGCTACAAAAAATATATCACAACTAGATTATTGGTCTAAAGTGCCTCCGGAATTAAAATGAAAATAGCAGTATTTCCTGATTATGGTAGTTTAAATTCAGAACCAGTTTTCAAAGCATTCATAGAAAACTTGAGGTACAAAAACGAAAATTTCGTACTTAATAAATTTGATAATACGTGTGACGTGGCTGTAATTTGGTCTGTGTTGTGGCAAGGACGCATGGAACAAAATAAAAAAGTTTGGGATTTTTTTAAGGAAAATAATAAACCTGTAGTAGTTCTCGAGGTGGGCGGTATTAAAAGAAATGTAACTTGGAAAATAGGAATAAATGGCATTAATAGAGATGCCGACTTTGCCAATCAAACAGTTAATGAAAAAAGATGGTCAAAATTTAACATAGAATTAAAACCATGGAAACAAACAGGAAATATAATTGTGATTTGCGGACAGCACGACAACAGTGAACAATGGAACGGTCTTCCTAAAATGTCAAAATGGATTGAAAATCAAATTTTAGAGATAAGAAAATTCTCTGACAAACCAATATTAGTTCGTCCTCATCCTAGAAATATTATTAATTTTAATGAAAAAAAATTTAGTGATGTAAGAGTTAAAATTCCACAGAGAGATTGGTCCACCTACGACGATACCGATTTTAAGAAAACTCTAACCTCAACCTGGGCTGTGGTAAATCATTCGTCAAATCCGGCAATGGAATCAATTTTTAATGGCATACCGGTTTTTGTCTCAGAATCAAGTCTTTGCTACGATGTTGGAAATTCTTCTCTTACAGAAATTATAAAACCGAGAATGCCTAATAGACACTCGTGGGTGGAAAAGTTATCTTATACAGAATGGTCAATTAGCGAAATCAGAGAAGGGGAACCGTGGAAAAGAATTAGAGAAAGGTTGCTTGAAAAATATATAAAATAAATGTCAATAGTTATACACAATACTAAAAAACACACTATAAAAAGAGTGGAACCCATAGAGTGGGAACCTTATACTGGCGAAACCATTATCTTAAAAACAATTATTCGAGGCGGTAAAAAAATTCAGGAGACTGCTTTTTACGAGGACAAGGTTAAAGCAATACCGCGAGGCAATGCTTACATTATTGGTAACGGTCCATCTAGGAAGGGATTTGATCTTTCTCTTTTGAAACCAACCGGACAGATATATGGCTGTAATGCCTTATATAGAGATTTTATCCCGGATTATTTGTTTAGTGTAGATCGTTTTATTTCAGAACAAATTGTAAAAGATAAGGTTTATGAAAAATGTGTTTGTTATGCTCCGTCATTAGAAGTATCTCGTTCAAATCATGCATTAAATTTAATTCCTAAAAATCCCCATTGGATATCTGGAAACGCCGCATTATGGACTGCGTTAGTACACGGACATAAAAATTTATTTTTACTAGGCATGGATTTTCGAGAATACGGTAAAAACCAACTTAATAATATCTATCAAGGTACAGAGTTCTATGGCGAAAGAACAGGGAGCGATGTTTTCGAAGGATGGTTAACACAATTTAGAACAATGATAAAACAACGTCCTTATTGTCATTTTACAGTAGTTCACGACGATCCTCCCGAATACATGCGACACTTGCAATCGGGTGATGATTTAAAAAATACCTCTTTAATGAACTACGAAGAATTTAAAAAGAAAGTTTTAGGCCTAGACTCTTGAAACGATTGCGCCAGCGATAGAAGTTGGCATTGTGATTGGAGTAGATATCTCGATCAACGGTCATTTGATACAAGTGAACCATTTCGTGTGCCAGTGTTTCGATAAAATCTTTCCATGTTTCATATTTGGTTCGCAATTCGATCTTGAAAGTAACTGCTGGGTTTGGTAGTTGATCCACAGGCAGTGCTCGTTCGTTAACTGATTTTACTTTCCTTGCGTCCCATAAACAGAAACACTGTCCCCAACAGTCTTTTAGCCTGCGAAGTTCTATTTCTGGCATTGTCAAACGACTGTCGAATATTCCTTTGTTCAGTATGTTGAACCAGCTCTGTGCCTGTGCCACTGTGGGTCTGAAATTTTTAACATCTGCACGTTTTACCAACGCCTGCTTGACCTGGAAGCGAACTTTCTTCACTGCTTTGACTGACATCTTTCTCTGTTTCTTGCTTTTCATAAAGTACGCACATAACGGTGGTTGACAATATTACCATTTGTGTTATACTGTAATTATCTAAAAACACCATGGTTAAAACTACACATAATTCAATCACCACGATAGAGCAGGCCGTACAGATTCTAGCCTATAACGAGCACTTTTGGGAGGATTTCAAGGTGCATCCAATGGACCGCAAAACAGTGACCAGCCTAGCTGATGCTCCATATGCCTGGACCGAGAAACAAGGTAAATTGGCTGTGTCACTACTCAAAAGATATCACACATTATTTCAAAAATATAATATTGACCTTACAAAATTATTGAATAATCCTGTATTTAACAGACCGTTTAGAGTTATCGATTATGAAAAATCTATAGAAAAATATGAAGATGACGATGGAGAATGGATAGAATTTAAATTTCCATATAATGAAAAATTAATTAGACTTGTGAGGAATCTTAAAAACAAAAAAACTCAAACATTAGTTCCGATGATCTATGACGGTGAACAAAAAAAATGGAAAATTTCTTGCACCGAGATCACTGTATATTTTTGTGTTTTAATTGCTATTCGTTATGATTTTAAGTTTATAACTCCGGAATTATTAGATTTGTATGAAGAAATTAAAAAAGAAAAAATTTCTTATCGCCCTCCTATAATTGTTTTAAAAGAAAATAAATTACGCATCGAAAATGCAACAGAAAGTTTAACAGACTGGTGGCATAATAATTATGCCGATAAATCTTTTTTACATCAATGCGATATTCTAAAAAATTTAGAGATAGATAATATGGTCAATTTTACTATAACCAAAACAAGTACTCTTGCTGATAGAATAGCCATAAACAAAAATAAGGAAATCTATGTGGATAGAGATAGTTGGTCTAAAAAAGATTTTTTAAATGCTTTGTTAAAACTCGATAGTTTACCAGCATTGGTGACCACAGGGTCTGAATTTACTTCATTTAAAGACATAGACGAATTATATGATTGGTATCAGGCGTTTGAATCTGTGGGAATAAAACCTTGCGAAGTTGCTTGGGGATATACCATGGAAGACGCTCCAAATTGGAAAAGAGAAAAAAATAAGGATAATGTGTTTTATTCGGATCCTTATCCGTTGGAAATGCCCGAGCATGAACGAGAAAAACTCTACGACCGATGGTGCGATTTACAAGTTAATTCAAAATCATCTAAATATATAGACGAGCATACTAAAATTATTTTTGTAAGAACTAAAATACCAAGAACATTAATTAAAGCAAAAATTCCTATTAAAAGTTCTTTTACCATGTTTGATTCAAGTTATTGGCCAAGCGGAACAGAAACTTTAGGAA